GAGCGCCGAGGGGAGGGGGGGTAAAAGTCTGCCACCCCGCCAGAGCGGAAACCGGCAGCCCCATCATTCGGAGATTTTTTTCTGGTGGATCAGAGATTTGACTTACTGGGTGACCCTATCCCTGAGGGGCGCGGTGGTCCGGGTCGAACCGGCCACATCGCCACTTCAAAAAATGCGAGCAAGATCAGAGCCTTGCTGGTCGCGGGTTTGAATAACTCGCAAATCGCTCGGGAACTGGGCATCAGCGTACCGACGCTGAGGAAGCATTATTTTCAAAGTGGGAAAATCAAAGCCAAGATGGCGCGGGAGATGGCGATCGCAGAAATGCGCGCCCGCAACATCCTCCGCCTCGATGCCCAGGCGGACAAGGGCAGCGTCTCGGCCATGCGCGCCTTGGAGCCACTGCTCGAAAAGGCGGAGCGCGACATCGCAGAGCGCGAGATGGGCAATGAGCAGCCGCGCCAGCAATCGCCGGGGGTTAAACAGCGCCGCGAGCTCATGGGCCATGAGGCCGATGATGAACTTGAGCGCGAGCTGAGCCAAGAATCGAGCCATGGACTGCACTGAACCGCTGCCGCGGTTCGCCTGTCCGGATTGGTGGGAGCGGCTACGCCGCCGAGAAACGCCGATGGCGGATGTGCCGCTGAATGAGGCCAAGGCGCGCAAGGCGCTGGCTTTCTTCAACCGGCTGCGGTTGCCGGATGTCGCAGGCAACCCGCCAATGAGTGAAGCCTGCGGCGATTGGTTCCGCGATGTGCTGGTCGCCTTTCTGGCCAGCGAGGATCCGGAGACGAAGGAAAGGCTCGTCTGGGAACTGCTCTGCATGGTTCCGAAGAAGAGCTCGAAGACAACCTATAGCGCGGGTCTCGCCCTGACCGCGCTTTATATGAACGAGTCGCCCAACGGTCAGATGCTGCTGATCGGGCCATCGCAGAACATCTCGAACCGGCTCTTCGATCAGGCGCAGGGCATGATCCGGCTGGATGAGAAACTGGCCAAGGTCTTCCGGGTTCAGGACCACACGAAGACGATCACACGATACAAGACAGGCACGGAACTGGAGGTGAAGACCTTCGACACCTCGATCGTGACCGGGGAAATCCCGATCATGACCATCATCGATGAGCTGCACGAACTCGGTAAGAAGAACGGGGCGCAGCAGGTCATGCAGCAGATCAGGGGCGGCGGGATCACCATGACCGGTGGTCAGCTGATGATGATCACCACCCAGTCAGACAAAGAGCCGGCGGGTATTTGGAAGGCCGAGATCGGCAAGGCCCGGGCGATCCGGGACGGTAAGGCGGGCGCGCGGCCGATCATGTTGCCGGTGCTCTATGAGTTTCCGGAGGCGCTGCAGAAAAAGGAGCGGTACTGGCGCAACCGTGAGAACTGGCCAATGGTGCTGCCGAACCTCGGCCGCTCCATCAGCCAGCAGCGTCTGGAAGACGACTACACGAACAACGGGGCGATCAGTCCCGAGGCCGAACAGATTTGGATGAGCCAGCATCTCAACATCGAGATCGGCTTGGGCCTGCACTCCGAGCGCTGGATCGGCGCGGACCACTGGGCCGGGGCCGGGCGGCCGGAAATGACGCTGGATGAGATCATCGCCTCTTCCGAGGTTTGCGTTGTTGGCCTCGACGGCGGTGGGCTGGACGATCTGTTGGGCGTTTCGGTCTTGGGGCGTCACGCGGAAACCAAGCGCTGGATGCACTGGGGCAGGGCCTGGGCGGATCGCGGTGTGCTGACGCTGCGCAAGAGCATCGCGCCCGAACTGCACGAACTGGTCGAGGCCGGCGATCTGACGCTGGTCGATAACCTGGATGCCGAGGCCAACCCCGAGATCGTGGCGATTTGCCAGCGGCTACAAGAGGCGGGGCTGCTGCCGGAGGAAGACGGGATCGGCATGGATCCCGAAGGTGTGGCCTCGATCGTCGACGCGCTGATCGAGGCCGGGTTTGAGATCGAGGACATCCGGGCGATCAGCCAAGGCTACAAGCTGAACGCGGCGATCAAGGGAACGCCGGTCAAACTGAAGAACAAGACGCTGGTGCATTGCGACCAGCGGCTCATGCGGTGGTGTGTGGGCAATGCGAAGACAGAGACCCGCGGCAATGCCGTGCTGGTGACCAAGGCGCGCAGCGGCTCGGCAAAGATCGACCCGCTCATGGCGCTGTTCAACGCCGTGATGCTGATGAGCTGGAACCCAGTCGGGCACGGTGGGCCATCGGTTTACGAAGAGCGCGGCATTCTGACGTTTTAAGGCGGTGTTATGGGAATTCTAAATCTGTTCCGGCGCCCTGCCGCAGAGAGCAAAAAGGAGGTGCAGGCCAGCGTTCCAGGCGGGGCTGTGTTCAGCGGGTTGGATGATCCGGCGCTCTTGGAGTTCATGCGCACGGGCGGCGGCGGCATGACGGAATCCGGGGCGCATATCGACGCCAAGTCGGCGATGAAGAACACCACCATCCTGCGCTGCGTGTCGCTCATCGCCTTCAGCATCGGAATGCTGCCGCTGCACATGCAGCGCAAGGGGGACAAGTCGAAGGCCAGCGATCACCCGTTGTTTCGGGTGCTGCACCGCAAGCCGAACGCATGGCAGACCGCATTCGAGTTCCGCAGCCTGATGCAGCAGCGCGCGCTGACCGATGGCGATGCCTTCGCGATGATCGTGCGCAGCGGCAACCGCGTCATGCAGCTCGTGCCAATCGCCGGGGAACGGGTGACGGTGAAGCAGCGCGACGATTGGGCGCTGGAGTACGTGGTAACACGGGGCAGCCGCGGCCCCATCACGCTGCCGCAGTCCGAAGTGTTCCATCTGCGCTATGGTCTGTCGGATGACGGGATCACGGGCCTGTCGCTGGTCAAGCAGTCTGCGGAAGCCATTGGCTTGGCCCTACAGGCCGAGAAGTCCGCGGCGCGCATGTTCCGCAACGGTATGATCATCGGGGGGGCGCTGAAGCACAAAGAGAAGCTCTCGCCCGAGGCCTATGAGCGGCTCAAGGCCAGCATGAACGATGATGCGGGCGCCGAGAATGCGCACAAGTGGAAGATCCTCGAGGAAGGCATGGATCTCGTTCCAAACCAGCATCCCGGCCGAGACGGGCAGGGGCTGGAGAACCGCAAGCATCAGATCGAAGAAACAGCGCGCCCCTTCGGCGTTCCGCGTCCGCTTCTGGGTGTCGACGATACGTCATGGGGCTCGGGCATCGATGTGCTGGGCCAGTTCTTCGTCCGCTATGGTCTGAACCCTTGGTTCGAGGCTTGGCAGCAGGCGATTGAACGCTCTCTGCTGACCGAAAGCGAAGCCGATGAATATGAGGTGAAGTTCAACGCCGGCGCTTTGCTGCGCGGGTCCATGAAAGATCAGGCGGAGTTCTTCGCCAAGGGGCTTGGTGCGGGCGGCCAGACGCCATGGCTGCATCCTGATGAGCCGCGCGATTGGATGGACCTGCCGCGCCGGGATGATCTGCCGGCGGCACTGGGCCAACAAAAGATAGGAGGGCAGAATGAGCCTGCGTAAACTTCCCGAGATCAAAGCGTTCAAAGCCCTGTCCAATATGGAATGGCAACCGCGCACCGATGTGGTCGACCGCTGGAACGCGGGCATCCACGCCGCCAATAGCGACGAAGCGTCAATCTCCATCCTCGGCGAGATTGGGGGCGGCGACTATGGCGACGGTGTCACGTCCAAGCGGATCGCCGGGGCGCTGCGTTCGATTGGCGAGCGTGACGTTCGGGTTGATATCAACAGCCCCGGTGGCGACTTCTTTGAGGGCGTGGCGATTTACAACATGCTGCGCGAACACAAGGCCAAGGTCACAGTGAATGTGCTGGGCCTTGCCGCGTCTGCTGCCTCGGTGATCGCCATGGCCGGTGATGAAATCAAAGTGGCAAAGACCGGCTTCCTGATGATCCACAACGCCTGGGGCATCACGATCGGCAACCGGCACGATATGCAGGCGGCAGCGGCAATGATGGAGCCCTTCGACCGCGCGATGCGGGATCTCTACGCCGAGCGTTCCGGATCAAAAGCCGAAGATGTTGAGGCGTGGATGGATGCCGAGACCTTCTTCACGGGTGAGGATGCGGTGAAGACCGGGCTTGCGGATGGGTATTTGTCTGACGCCGAGATCGAACAGGACAAGGACAACGGCAAACGTGCTTCGGCCATTGCCAAGATCGAGGCCAGCATGGCCGCACAGGGACTGTCCCGCCGGGAGCGCCGTAGCCTCCTCGCGGAACTGCAAGGGGGGGCTGACGTATCGCCTCCTGACGTCATGCCGAGCGCTGACATCATCG